AGTTCTATTTACTGTTAATGTTTTAGAACTTCCATATATTCTACCTTGTAGTTTATATGTTGTTGCACTTGTTGTGCTAGGTGAATCTAAAAAGTTTGTTACCATAGGTGCAACTTTGTCATTATTAGATGCTTGAAATACTCCACCTAGAGTACATTCAACTCTATTTGCTGAATCAGAATCTCCTACTTTAATTGCTGTACTACCTCTTACTAATTGCATAAAAAACAATTCGTTACCACTCATTTGTGTATCTGCTATAATAAGTATTTTACTATCCGTAGACCTTGGTGTAATAGTTACACTTAATCCTGTTATGTCTACAAAACTATTAGTAGTAGTTGTTGTGAATGTATCTGTCTTAGTTGTAGATACTACTTGTAATATAGCTCCAGTAGGTAGTCTATCATTAGACAATGTGCCAGAGCCTATAGAACTAGCAGGTAAATTAGCTATACTAAAATTTTGATGTGCTACAATATCTACTAAATCTCCTGCTGCTAACGCACTAGCAAAGACTACTTCAGTACCATTAGTTGCTGTAACATCAGTACCTACTTTCATACGTACTCCATTTAAGAATACATCTACTAATCCTGCTGTATAAGATAATGTACTACCACCTGCATCAGCTCCACTTACTGTAGTAGGTGTACCACTTATTACATAATTAAATTCTGAACGTGTGCCAACTATAGCTGCAGTAGCAGAAGTAAACGTATCAAAAGTTACAGCTTCTACTATATCATTAGCTGCAAGTGCACTAGCAAATACAAGAGTACTACCTGATGTAGCTGTTACGTCTGTACCTACTACTTGTTTTACACCATTAAGATATACGTCTACAAAACCTACATTATAAGCTAAAGTTTTACTATTATCATCTGCACCACTCACAGTTGTAGGAGTGCCACTAATAGTAAACACATATCTAAAATTTATAGCGTCTGTTAAACTTCCTGCTATACTCATTTTTTCCTCGCTGTTTGTTTAGCTCTAGCAAACTGCTTTGCTGTAGGTGCACCCTTTGCACCTTTCTTTCTCATCTTCTCACCACGCTTACGCTTGGCATGTATGTTTGCATATAATCCTTTTCTCATTTCTTTTTCTTAGGAGCATTCTTGTGTGCTTGTGTAAAACTCATACCTCGCTCCATCTGTCTCCTCATCTTTGCTAGCACTGGTTTTGTGTGATGTACACTATGCCTTTTTAGTGCTGCTTCTTGTCTTTTTGTTAGTTTTGCCAACTTTCTTTTTCCCCTTTCCTAATAAATCTTTATCTGCTTTTCTTGCACCACCTTTACCTGATACAAAACTTTTTACTCTACCCATAGCCCACGCATGAGCTGGGACATTTCTAGAACCTGAACTGTAGTAAGCTCCCATTCCACGCTTGTACACTTTGTCTAATGTACTTTTAGAAAATCTACTTGCTCCAGGTATTCCTTTATAACTAGGCACGTTTTTTCCTCCTATCCTTTGCTCTTGATTTACTTATCTTGTCCATCATAGCAGGAGTTAATTTTCCTGCTTTGTATAATGCACGAGTACGTTTTATCTCACGTTCTCTAGCTGATGGACTCTTAGTACCTGCAACATATTTCTTAGGTACTCCACCTTTTGTCTTAGGTACTTTCTTAAACTTTCTCATAATGCAAAGATTTTGTTACTACCTGAATCAAAGACTATATCTACGTCTGCTCCGTTAGTAGTAAAAGGTAATCCTGTACCTGTATCAATGTATGCAATTAAATTACTTGTAGCTGTGTTACCTGTATCTTTGTAGATAACTAATGCTTCTACAGATGTACCTGATGATGGTGTAGTAAAAGTTGCATCTGCTGCATCAAATACCCCTGATGATACAGTCTTACTACCTAATGCTACTGGTGTACCAATAACACCAGACAAATCATTATAAAAATCATGTGCTGCATTGTAGGTATAAGTACCTGTATCTACCAGAGCAATTTTAATTGTATCATCTATTAAATCTATTTCTCCTTTAAGAAATGAATCTTTGGCTGCTGGATATATTGCGTTTGCCATTGTGTCCTCCTATTGTAACTTCATAGTTATATTTACTAATTTGTTTATTTCGTCTTGTTTTGCAAAACTTGCTAACAACAGTTGTGCTGTTGATAGATATTGTGCTGCTCTTTGTGCATCATTCATATGCATTCCCCAAAACATTGCTGCTGTATATGTTATCAATGCTTGTGGGTAACTTTTTGTAATACTATTTTTATCACTGTCAGATTGTAAATCTGCAGGAAATAATCCTAACATAAGTCTTATTTTATTATCTTGTTCTGAACTACCTGGTCTTGGATATACATGAAATGCATTATTTACTCTATATCCTTGCTGTGGTATACCTGTGTAATCTGCACGAGTAGCTCCTGATGTGTTATAACTTACACCAAACTTTATAGTGTCTGATGAATAATCAAATGTAGGTCTACCATATTTTACACTTGGAGTATAATTACCAGATTCATTAAAATCTATAGGACTTCTTAAATGTATAGGATAATAAACATCATCACTTCCTGATACATCTATATAATATGCATCTAGTATTACTTTTGTTCTGTTAGGTAAATTATACTCATCTGTTTTTGCAGATACTTCACTGCTAGAAATGGTATGTGTATATACAAACTCATCATATACTGATTGCACAGTATTACCAAATAGCTCTACTGCTATATTTATTAAATCATTTATAACTGTATCTATACCACTAAAGTTTCTTCCTATAATACTTTTTATTTTAGTACGTATATTACTTCTATCATAATTTAATTCACTTCTCATATACCACCATTTTTCTCAACCCAGTCTTTTCCTACTTTCTCTCCACCAGGTATCCTATTATTATTTTTAGTTCTAACTTCTTCTCTTACGTCTCTGTTTGCACCTACATTGTAAGCACTTAAATTTCCAACATTCATGTATTTAGTTTCAAAAATTATATTGTCTGCTATACGTTGGCACAATGCATATCCAAAATAACTAAACACTTTTGCTTTACCTGTAAATCCTGCTCTTGTAGCACTAGATAATTTAGTAAATACTAATTGATACCATGAATTATCTTGCTCAGTCCATGACTTTACAAATTGCATAAGTTCTGAGTTTGGTGCTGCTAGCATATATAATAATTCTACTTCTATATCTGTTTCAGTCATACAATTAAATGTAGGACCAGAGGACAAGACTCTAATCATCTTGCCCTCTTTATCCAATGGATTAAAGTGTACTCTATTTAAGTGCACTCTATACCACATTTAGGCAACTCCATTACCATCAGGAATTAACTCATAATAAATAAGATAAAACCCGTCACCAGCTGTTGAGCCACCAGCACCTTGAGTTTTTCTCTCAAAGTGTAAGATGTCAGTGTCTTGTACAAAGAACGGAGTTAAATCCGCCTCTATTGTAACACCAGCTGCTGTAGTGTTTGGAATTGTCAGTGTTACTTTCTCAGCTCTAGATACGCTGCCTACTGTGTCAGTAAAATCTAATGATACTACTGGTGCAGTAGATGTAGCTACAACTGCAGTTTGTACTATAAATTCAAATCTATGAATAATCATAGGATGATTCACCTTAAAGGTAAAATCATCACCAGCTGTTCCATCAAGGTCAGCTGATACTGGAATCATAGCAAATTGTACTTTACTATTAAAAGCCATGTTATTTTACCTCCTAGTCGTTAGAATGAATTCTAACTAAGTGATACTCATTGTCAGATGAATTAGTCCAAACTTTCTTGAACCCTGTCAATGCGTTCCATGCAATACCTGTGAATCTGTTGAAGTCCCAGTTTTCTACCATAGTAGATTCTGGTTCTACAAGAGCTTCAACTACTGGCTCAAAGCCACAGATGATTGCTTCACCATTGTGTGATGACCCACCGATTGTGTTAGAAAGAACGTTGTTCTCTTCTACCATTCTCATTCCAAAGTATTGACCAATTTCACCATTGATTAAGTTCTCTGGTTGGTCATATTTGTGTAAGTCTACAATGCTTCCAGCTGCTGTGTCTTCAAACAGTTTAGCCATTGCAAAAGGAGAGAAGATTCCTAAGTAAGAATTTCCATCCCATTTTGGTACATTATCAGTTTTTAGATTTCTGATTATGTCTCTAATATGTGCAGAAGTAATTGCTGCTCCAGCACCTGTGCTCACAGTACCATCTTTGTCTAATGTTCCTGCTGAGCTTGAAGTTGGTGTGTAGAATACATCTGAGTTTTGGAACTCTGTACCAGCAACCTGGTCCATAGATTCAGCTACGTTCATAGCTAATATCTTTTTAAGAGTTTCATCTACAGAATATTCTGCTAATGTTTGTGATTTTTTAGTGTATGATACACCATTACCATACTCTGCTACAGTAACTTGTACAAATCCAACATTAGGTTTGTTCATAGGTAATGATTGAAGTTCTGAAATAGTACCAGTAGCTTTTGTTAACTTCTGATATTTTTCAATTTCAATTGTTGAACCTTTGTTTCTACCAAATGCTTGAATTGGTTTTGCCAAGTTTCTGAATTGCATCATGTTTCCTGCAACGAATCTAATATCACTGTCCATTTTTAACTTGGCAAGTCTATCGGATTCATTAAGAAAACTAACTGCTCCTTGTGGCATAACTTTTTCCTCCTAGTTATTAATTTATTGTTTCTTTTCTTTTAACTGTAGTCTGTTGACGATACCTCTTTAACATAAAGTCAAAGTAATCTTGGTCATCTCCAAGAGGAGCATCATTCTCAGGTTCCAGTTTATTTATTGGATTACTGGGAGTTCTACCAGTTGTCTCCATATTCCCTTGTGGGGGAACTTCTTTTTTCTCTTCTACTTTATCATCCTTCTTGTCCTCAGATTCAGGTTTCTTGATAGCTTCAAATTTACTTACAGTAGATTTAAAACGTTCCTCTACAGCCTGACTTTGGTCACTCGCAAGAAGTAAAGCATCAAAGACTTCTCTGTCTAAATCAGCTAGACCATCTGTATGTTTTGCATACAATCTATCTGCTTTAGCCATGTTAGCAGTATACTGAGCCATCTCTTCATTAGACATCTCATTAACAGATTTTCCACCTGGTAACAACTGTTCAGCTGCATCCTTTGGTTTAATTTGGATTCTGTCATCTGCTTGTTCTTCAACAGAATTATTCTGTTTCGTTTCTTCTGACATTGTTTAATACCTCCATAATTTGTTCTGGTGTTTGAGGTTGAGCTGGTGAAGCTCCCTCTGCACCCGTTGGCATTGCACCAGGTCCACCTTGACCTTTCAACATATCCATGTTTATGATATCCTCTGGATTTTCATCAAAGGATTCAAATATTCTTTGTACAAATTTGATTGGGTCTAACGCCTGAGCAACTTGAGGCATGTTACCAATTACATTGATAATCTGCATCAACTTCTGAAAATTAGTCATCTTCAGAACTTTGCCAGAGATACCCTTGACTGTAAGTGTAGAATCTTTTATAGCGTCTATACGCTCATTAAAACTCATTACTTTCAGTACATCTAACGCTTCTGAATCTTCAAGGGATTTGCTGTAGTCAAAATGAGATATATCATTCATATAAATTAGCTCTGTATGTAGAACTAATTCTAGAGTAGGTTCTATTACAGACCTCTCTATCTCATTAGCTATATCTGCAAAGAAACCAGATGTTTCTTGAGATTTCTGACTTATCTCAGAAGCTGTTGGTCTGCCTTTACTAGTTGGTTGTCCTTGAAAGAACTCGTTTTGGAACGACCTATTTTGAATAAGTCTATCAAGTACAAATAAAAGGTTTGTAGCATTGGGATTAACCGAGTTATTATAAACTTGGTTTATAGTTCCTGTTGATGTTACAGGATATAACCTACCTGGTACGACCGAGCCAAACAAGTGAGCTTTACCTGATTCTATATTATTAGTTACTACTTCGTATACACCTAAAGTATTCAGAGTAAAAGCGTCAAGTAACAGGTTCATTGATTCAACATAAGAACTTAACAAAGACCTAAGCTTTGTTATGTACCCTCTACCATATCTACCTTTCAGCACCTTCATAGGAAATCCTACTATATAAGGGAACTGACCTTTTGGTAAGATGTTCTTACCGTAATAGACGACATATTCTTTATTAGCAATAATAAAGTGTACATGTTCATCTAGCATTTTTCCTTTATCATCTGTTAAGCATTTACTATATACATAGTCTAATGATACTGTAGGTCTATGACTATACTCACCATCAGTTTTTCTGTATAAGTTACGCATGACTTTTTCTCCGTTTTTCCAACCGTTTACTTCAGCCATACTTACGAAATCACCTACATCAACCTCTTTCTTTTCTATGATATACATATTACCTACAGGGTCTAAACGCATATTCATAGGGTCAACATTGTGTATTTCTGTTTTGCCAACAATGCTATCTGTTGTACCATATTCACCACTATCTGGGTCATATGTAGGATAGCTTTCTGATTTATAATTATAATTTACTTTTGTTATATATGGACTTGTTAATAAAGCCATTTTTAATGCATCACCAAAAATCATAGGAAACTTATTAGTTTTTAATACAGCTTCTACAAGTTTTGACAATCCAGCTTTTACAGCTGGATTAGGATGTTCTATAGTAAAATATTTATTGTCACTAGACATTAGTATTCTAACAAAAAAGTTAGTCATACGGACTATTAAGTTGTCTACTATAGGGTCTTTAATTTTTGTTTGCCAAGATAGTTTATTTTCAAACTGGTATTCATCCATATAAAACTTTAAGTTTTCTTGCCAGTCTTTTCTAACAGCAACAAACCCTTCTTCAGCTTCTCTTTCTATAAAGTTAAAATACTTTAGTATGTCTGATTCTTTCATTATCATCTCCAAACTGTAAACCAAAATATGTAGGCTCTTTTGGAGCTGCTACTTGTTGATTCATCAGTTTCTTAGACACATAAAAACATCCTAGTTTAAATGCGTCTGACACATGCTCGTAGTAATTATCTTTTCTAGGATTGCCAGTTTTTTCATTTCTAGTATATCCAGATAAGCATTGCATGAGTAAACTACAATGCTTAGAATCAAACCTAAGCATGGGTTCTCCTTTTGTAAATTTTTTTAACTCATCATTAACTTGTGCATGTGACATATCTCTTTTTACATATATGGTATCTGCTTTTAATTTTTTATTATTAAATATATCAAGAGCACTGTTAATAGATACATCATATTTTCTATTAGCATCATGTGGGAGAATATCCATTTTTTCAACAACTTTAGGTAATATTTCATTACAATAACTTTCCACCTCATCTATAAAATCTGTTAATTGAACATTATGTCCCATCATACTAAATAATACATTCTTTCTACCATACTTGTCAATCTGAAAACCTACACATGCAGGTCTTACAAATCCCATATCCCAACTTCTCCATAGTGTTCTTAACGGGTCATATTGGTCTACTAAGTCATCAACTGCATGTTGTTCACAAAAATCAGGATATACTAATGCACCTTTTGGTTGTAACTGAAACTTACCACCATCACTAAATCTCCAGTGCATAGCTGATTCAGTAAACCTTTTCTTGTATCTTTCTATCTCTTCTTTTTCTAAAGATAAGTTGTCATATACATCTATAAAGTGAAATGCTGTATCTTCATCTTGTTCATTTCTATCATATATATCTTGTACTATATAATTACTAGTAGCATCTTCTACAATAAAACTCATAATCATTTTACCAGATTTTCTTAACAACCTAGCAAGAATCTCATCATGCATAGTTTGAGAAGGACACTCATCAAACCAGCAATAATCAATACCAGATGCTTGTAGGTTTTGTGTTTTCATTTCTGCAGACTTAAATTCTAAGACTGTGCCATCCCAAAATCTAACAAAGTCTAAACATCTGTTTTTACCCCAAGCTACTTTACCACCTCGTTTCTCAATACTCTCTATAGAAGGCAATAGTCCTATGTCATTAGGCGTATCAGTTGAGAACAAATGGACCTGACTTGAAGTTCTTTGAATGTCAAATGAAGGACTAAATGCCCAGATTATTCTATTTCCATATTTAGGTTTTTCTATAGTATGATTCGGGTGCCAACCTATTACGTTATAAGCTGTTGCAGCAGCACAACAATAAGACTTACCACTGCTATTATTACCGTGTACATACACACTAAAGTGACTATCGTCCACAATGGGCTTTTGTGCAGGGTACGGTTTAAAGAAGAAAAGGTTGCCATACCAGTATTGAAGCTCTGCTTTAACTTTTTTATCAAGGTTGGCAAACTCCTCAGATGTCATGTTGTGTATCTTGTGCCACAACGCTAACATCTTTTCATCTTTATACCACCAGTCTTTCATAATACTCCACCAAACAGGTTGTGTTGGCGTGCCGAGTCTCCTTGGCTTTGCCACAACCTATTTAGCAATAACTTAATTTGATAAATGTACATAAATTTCTTTTTTTTCTTTGAGCCCTCTGATACACTCTCAGTTGGGCAGCTCTAATATTTCTCATATCTACCTCCCTGTTCTTGTAACTCATGAACTATGAGAGGCTTTTTCTCCATGCCTTATGGTTAATATGTGTTTAATTTATCCCAGGCTTTATTGTGTAATTCAATACATGCCTTGTAATGTTGTTTCTGGTATGCCCAGCATCTAATCTTGTTTGAATCGTCAGTGCAATCAGGAGCTACAGGACATTCAGGTTTTATAAATTTAACTTTACTACTAAGTATTGAACAAGAACTAAGGCTTA